TTAGCTGTAGGAGTCATGTTAATGAACTTCATATCATCTGCCATAACTACAGGTATCTGCCAAGAGCCGTTTATACCTGATAGACTAGACTTCCATTCTCTCTTAAAGTTTTCTAGAGCTCTCTGTGACTGTTGCTGTTCTGAACGAATCTGTAATACCCCTCTAGTAGTACCTCCATGAGAGAAGAATCTATCATTAAATGATTCAGTATTATTGTACGCTATAAACTCTCTCATAGCTATCTCTACCTCGGATAAACCATATCCCGATGATTGTAGGTCTGTCCTAGGATTCCTGATACCCATAGCCATCTCTCTAGAGGTAAACTTTGCTACCACCTTATTGTCAATGACTTGTACGTATCTGTCTCCACCCTTTACTACTTTACCATCTTTGTCTGTTGCGTAAAAAATAGTAGATGGGTCTACCGCTATGAACTTCTCAATTTTTAGCTTATTCTTAGCACTAAAAACTTTTTCGAAATTTACTTGGTCAAAGATGTAAGTATCTCTTACTATTTTTTTGCAGAACATTTGAAAAGAGTCTCTGTCTACGTCTTTTCCTTTACCTGTATTTAGCAAGAAATTCTCTATCCTTTTTATCTCTTCTTTTTCTTTTGCTCCTGGTGTTTCTGTCAAGTCTCTCAGTCTAACTTCAAACCCCATACCCTTTTCTGAGTATCTAGCAGGTTGACAATACATAGCTACTTGATTTGACCTAGTCAGTATTATTGCATTAAGGATAGGATTGTTACCAAACTTTTTAAGTACGTCATGTAAGTTTTGTCCACCCCTGAAGTAACTCTTTTTATCTCTAAAATCAGGATTGGTATCCATGTGAGTAAGGAATGGTTCTGCGTATGCTTGTTGCTTACCATATAGAGACTTATTTATACTCTCTTGCATAACTATATTACTTTTTTCTATATTTCTTATATTCAGTTGTAAATTCTCATCTACGTCCACTTGATTAATTAATTGATTATTTGAATCGTCTATACCTCCGAGTCTTAACCTCTCGAAAAAACTAGCCATTACTTCCACCCCTTACCAAAGTCAGTGCCACTGCGTTATTAAATGTTACCTCCTGTATATTTTCAGGTAACTGTATTTTATACTCAAACGGCTCTTCTATGTAGTAGAACATTTTCTTACATTCCATTATAATATCATAGTCTTCTAACCTTAGATTATTATTTTTGTCTATTATTATTACTCTACCGTCTTTAGTTGCTTCCAATATCATATATTTTTCTTTGTCTAAAGCTATAAAAACTGCTACATGTTTACCGCCTATCTGTCTGTAATAATCAATAATCTCAATCCAATTATCTTTCATACCTTGCTCTGCGATAAACTTTTTTGCTTTTTCCCATTTTAAATCCTTCGAAAATCCCATAATTAGTATCACCAATCTCTTTTTCGTATATTGTATTCTTGAACATATCTAGTTGCTATATAGAATATACTACCTAAAAGTCCTCCAACTAATGTAACTATAAATAAATCTGTGCTATCGTAGAATCCATTATATTTATTAGTATTCTCTATAGCTGTCAGTATATCTATCTTCACCCTTGTAGCATTTTCCTTAAACATAGATATTATAGTATATATACCTACAAGTAGTATAACATAAAATGGTAATTTAATATGTTTACTAAATCTATCTTTGTATAGATTATACATCAGTACAATCAAAATCAATGATAAGCTAGATATCATTATCATAGTCGTTGTTATTACGTGTATACCTAAATCGTTCATATTGCACCACCTAAACATATATATATATATGATTAATATAGCATCTATGAAAAAAGGATAGCTTAGCTATCCTTATAAATTTTTAATATTTTCTTTTTCTTCTTCTTCCAATTTTTTCTTCTCTTCGTAATCTTCCCTTAACATAAATGAGATACTAAACTTAAGTTCATTACTCATTAAGATATGACTAATAGCTGTATCTATGATTACGACATCACCGAGCTCAATAGCCTTTCCTGCTTCTACATCTTCCCTAAATTTTTTATTGATACTGAAGATGTCTAGGTTGTTATCGAAAGCAATCTTAAATAATTCTCCATGTACGTCTCCTGTTAATGGGTCACCTAGTCTGCTTTGGAATACCATCATATGACCATCAAGTTTATTTATAGGGTCTTGTCTCAATAAATTGTAAGATTTATATAACGTTCTTGTCATATCACATAGTTTCTCACTGAAGGATGCTACATGCTCTTTAATCTGTTCCTCTGTTTTCTTGGTGATAGACTGTTCTAATGTTAAATTATTTTCCATAATATACTATTCCCCTTTATTTATAATAATCTTTTATTTTAATAATGTTCTCCTGGATGTGGTTCAAATTACTCAATATCTCTTTTACTCTGTGTTCCTTTTTGTACCTTCGTAGTATATAAATAGAACAAGAGATAAAAAATAATAAAGAGTATAAACCCAATATACTAAATAAAGTCACTGTGCTCACCTAAAAAGTTTCTTACGTCTTTTTTACTCATAATAAAACCGCCGTCAACTTTTTTGAACCCTAGATAGTTAAGATATTCTATGGCTTGTGGTAACTGTATATCGTATATCATCAAAGCCTTATCTACTTTTATAGCTGTTTTTAAAGACTCTAGTATTGCTCTTAGTCCTACGCCTGTAGAGTTAGGGTTAGCAATATATCCGTCTAACTTTACGAAATCTTCTTCGTTGCTTATTGCTATCACACCTAAGTCTAAACCTGTGCTAGATTTAATCTCTTTATACATATCGGAGTTAGTAATATTTTTTGGTATAGTAGAACCTAAAGACTTGAACTTAGATACGTAGCTAGCTATCTTCTTAGGATTAGGCTTTATATTAAAATCTCCGTTATCTTCTACCCTTGCTTTAGTAGCAGATATGTCGTCAGAATTGTTTTGACCTCTACCGTCTTTATTTCCTTCATCATCTGAATTAGAGTCTTCATATATAGTCATGTCAATCATCTTTCCGTTACGCATAACTTTTCTCTTAACCTTATTCAGATTACTTAGATTCTTGTTACCACCTTTTTGTAACGTCTCTGTATTAGACATTGCAAAAAGTATAAAATCATACATATTAGTAAAACCATGTGACCTATATATATGTTTAAAGGTATTATCGTAATAATCGGTATTTTTTCTAACAACGTCTATATCAAAGGTATGTCCTGTCAGGATATATAAGTCTGTTAAGCTTATACCTTCATCTTCTTCCTTATATATTATATCATAAAATTCTTTTTCAGTCAATTAAATTCACCCCTATAAATAGAATTCTTGGTCTTTATCAATATTGTAATCTGTAGGGACGAATGTAGACTCGAACCTACTTCCAGAGTTCTGTTCATACAGGTCTTTAAGTCTACCTAAACCTATGAAGGAATATACGGATGCTTGAGCGTAATGGTCGTCACCTTTTCTTTTTATTACTTGGTAGAACTCTCCAGTCTTCTCATCTTCCTCATCCATTATTACCACATTTTGCCAGTGTTGTAAGTAAGTCTTAAGGTCATTATCAATAATCTTGTAAGAACTTATATCTCTAGTTTTTAAAGCTTGGATATATCTTTTGTTTTGCATCAATTTATCTACAGTAACCCTGTTACTATTCTCATTAAAGTCAGGCTTAAGTTGACCTGTGGAACGTGGTGATGATTTGTAGGTGCATCCGAATACCCTATTTTGACCAAAGAAATTTATAAGTTTTAATACGTTATTACCTGAGTCTCCATTATCAGCTATAATAATGTCAGGGTCGTATTTACTTATTTCTAGCTTTATCTTCTCTAAGTCTGCTTCTACCATATCGGGTCTAGATATCTTCTCGACATTAAAAAGTCTTATAAGGTCTACATGACCATCTTCCGTCATTCCATGTACTGTTATCCAGTGGTGATTACCCCAGTCAATTCCTACAGATATAAATTTATATCTTCCTCTATCATACATCTGTGATACGGCTAGCTCTGAATTATTAGAATAAACATCGTCTTCTAATACTCTCAATTTTATATCCTCAAAAGGATACCCGAGTATATAGTTATGGAATGCTTGCTTAGATTCTGTATTCATCTCTTTTTGTTTCAGCTCATCTGCACTAACCCAAACGGCATTTAGTTGAGATATCATATAGCCTCTTATACCTTGTCCATTAGCTGTCCTACTTGGGTAGTCAGCCACCCATTCCCCGTTATACCATCTATCTAAAGGTTTACCACATTTTTGACATACGAATTGGAAGCTACCTTCCTGAACAGTTCCTGCTAGTTTATCTATACCATCAGGATTTACGCATAGTATATTACCACCTTCATGTATACCCGAAGGGTCATAGTCTTCATAAGATAACTTATTCCAATGATTACATCTATCACATTTATGTTGATACCAATGTTGGTCTGATTTCTCGAATAGTTTATGGATACCCATATTAGGAACAGAAGGTGTACTCCAACGTCTAACTACCTTAAAAGGTGATGATGACATAGATTCCATAGCAGAAGCTTCTGCTAGTGGGTTCACACGGTCATACTCGTCTAGACTTAAATAATCTATATCGACACCCTCAACCGTACTAGCTTTAGAACTAGTACGGAAGAAAATACTTGAATTTCGTATTTTCTTAAATGATAATGAGTCTTGGTCTTTATCTATAATAGTGTTAAAATATGGTTTTTCCAATACAGGATTAAGCCTAGACTGTACGAA